ATTCTTTATAAACGGAAACCAAAACAACTCAACATTAGAACACCAAGTTCCATTAACAGGATTAAGTGTTGTTGAATCTTGGATTGTAGAATCTGAAAAAGATAAAACAAGACACTACGATATGGAAGTGCCTGTTGGTACGTGGATGGTATCTATGAAAGTACTTAATGATGAGGTTTGGAACGACTACGTTAAAACAGGAAAAGTAAAAGGGTTCTCTATAGAAGGTTACTTTGCTGACAAAGCAGAAAGACCTAAAGACAAAACAATAAAAGACGATTTAGAAGAAGAGGCACAAGAGTTAGTAGAAGAGTTAAGACAAATGCTAAAGGGTGAACAACTTGAATCGTATGCTGACTATCCTGATGCAGTTTCTAACAATGCTAAAAGAGGTATTGAACTAAACGAAAAAGTAAACAACAAGTGTGCTACACAAGTTGGTAAAGTAAGAGCACAACAATTAGCAAAGAAAGAAGCGGTTACTGTTGAGACAATCAAAAGAATGTTTAGTTACCTATCAAGAGCAGAAGAATATTACGATGAAGGAGATAGCGAAGCGTGTGGTACTATATCTTACTTATTGTGGGGAGGAAAAGCAGGATTACGATGGGCAGGTTCTAAATTAAGAGAATTAGACTTACTAGAAGAAGATTTAAAGAAACCTTGTCAAGCAGGATATGAGATGATAGGATTTAAAATTAAAAACGGAAGAAGAGTTCCTAACTGTGTACCTATTGACTAATGAGAGATTATAAAGAAAGAAATCCTAGTCCACAAAACGACAGAAGAGGTTGTTTATGTCCTGATGGTAAAACATATTCAAGAAAGTGTTGTGATGGAAGTTTCCAAGCACAAGGCATAGGCAACATAACAAAATCAACAACTACTTACTATTATAATATACAATTATGTGGTCATAGTTCACATAAAGAAGTATATATAGAAGATGTAGAACTAACAATCAATAATGTTTACTATTTCAATTTTGCCTATAATGGACATAGTGGATGTTATACTGTTATATCTGCAGTAACATCAGGAGAGCATAGAATAAACTCTGTAACTAATTATAGTGATTGTGATGCCTGTATCGCAGCAAACTAAAAATATAACAAAACGTTAAATATATTATTATATAAATATGGATTCAAAAACAAAAGAGATACTACAAAAGTTTTCTGCTCAAAGGGTTGAGTTGGCTACTAATATACAGCAAATATTAAAACAATTAGAAGTACATAATTCAGTTTTTAATCAAGAAGAAAACAAAGTAAGTAAAGCATTTGAAAAATGGGAAATGGCTTATCAAATGTGGTTTGATACTCTAACAGATTCAGAAGATGATTTAGATGATGATGAAAATAAATTAAAAATATTTATTAAAAAAGCATCTGATTTAGGTTTAGATGCACAACAAATAAAAGGAGTTGATAAAGCACAAAGAATGATTAAAGATTTGAGGAATTACATAAAACAAGAAAAAGGAATTAATTGGAGTGTGTAATAAAATTATAAAACAATAATATGAAACCAGATGTAAAAAGAATACTTACCAAGTTAGGTAAAGAGAAGGTTGAGTTGGCTACATTACCTAAAGCTAAATCTTTAATAAGAGATTTTACTAAAGCTGAACAAGGTATGAAAGCTAAAAAAAAAGTTTTGGATTCATTATTACAAGAATTTAAGAATATAGAAAAAATAAAAACAAGAGCAGATAAAGAATATAGAGAAGCACTTGATTTTATGAATATTTATCTTGAAGGTAAAGACAAATATAACAATGTCTTTGATGAAATAGAAAAAAAAGCAAAAGAGTTAGGAATTGATGTAAGAGATATACCAGCACTTGATATCCTAAACAAATCTTTTGATGGTGCTGCTAATGCTTATAGACCTTTAGCAGAAACAAATATGGATATAAGAGATTTTATTAGATAAAAACACAACAAACTAATTACTAATTTATTGTAATATATATGAAAGCAACAGATATGTTAAACAAAGTAAAAGAAGTTCTTGGAGTGGAACTAAATGAAGAGACCCAAGAAGTAAAATTAGCACAAGCTACTTTGGAAAACGGAACTGTTATAGAAAGTGAAAATTTCGCTGCAGGAAGTGAAGTATTCATTGTAACAGATGACGAAAAAGTAGCACTACCTGTAGGCGAATACACTCTTGAAGATGGAGAAATCCTTAAAGTAGAAGAAGAAGGTATTATTGCATCTATAGGAGCAGCAGAAGAAGCACCTGAAGAGGAAGTAGAAGCTGCAGAAGAAGAAGAAATGGAATACGCAACTAAACAAGATTTAGCAGAGGTTAAAGAAATGATTGAAGAAATCAAATCTATGATTGAGCCTAAAGAAGAAATGAGCGAAGAAGTTTCTGAAGAAGAAGTAAAGGAAGAACTTAACGAAGAGGTTAAGGAAGAGTTATCAGCAGAAGAGCCTGTTGCTAAAGTAACTCACAATCCTGAAAAAGAAGAAAAGAAAGTAAACTTAAATGTTTACGGAAATAAAAGACCTGCCAATACTATGGACAGGGTATTTTCAAAAATTGCTAACATTAAAAAATAAATAAAATAAAATGGCAACAACAACGAGTATTACAAGTACTTATGCAGGAGAGTTTGCAGGACAATATATTTCTGCTGCTCTATTAAGTGCTTCAACTATTGAAAACGGAGGGATTACAGTAAAGCCTAACGTTAAATTTAAAGAAACAATCAAAAAAGTATCTACTGATGATATCGTAAAAGACGCATCTTGTGACTTTACTGCTACTTCTACTATCACTCTTACAGAAAGAGTTTTACAACCTGAATTTCAGCAAGTGAATTTACAACTTTGTAAAAAAGATTTTATCTCTGATTGGGAAGCTATCTCTATGGGGTATTCTGCACATCACGATTTACCTCCTGCTTTTTCTGATTTCTTAATCGGTCACGTAGCAGCTAAAGTAGCACAGAGAACTGAAAACTCTATTTGGGCAGGTGATACATCTACAAGTGGACAGTTTAATGGTCTTACTACACAAATTGCATTAGACGCTGACCTACCTGCAGCACAAGAAGTTGCAGGAACTACAGTAGATGCTTCTAACGTAATTACTGAATTAGGTAAAATCGTAGACGCAGTACCATCTACTCTTTATGGTAATGAAGATTTAAATGTATATGTTTCTCAAAACATTGCAAGAGCATACGTGAGAGCATTAGGAGGATTTGGTGCTTCTGGATTAGGTGCAGCAGGTACAAATGATATGGGAACACAATGGTGGAATAACGGAAGCCTTTCATTTGATGGGGTTTCTTTATTTGTAGCTAACGGTCTTGCTGATAACACAGCTATGGCAGCAGAGAAATCTAACTTATTCTTTGGTACAGGTCTATTAGCTGACCACAACGAGGTAAAAGTGTTAGATATGAGTGACCTTGATGGTTCTGATAACATTAGAGTGGTAATGAGATTTACTGCAGGTGTACAATATGGTATTGTTGATGACATCGTAACTTACGGTATCACTAACTCTGCTAACTAATAAACAGATTAACTAACTAAAGAGGGTGGGTAAGGTATATTCCTGCTCACCCTTTTTTAATATATAAAATATGGCTTGTGATTTAACACGTGGTAGAAAAGAACCCTGCAAGAATGTAGTTGGTGGTCTGAAAGCTGTTTACTTTACTGATTTTGGAGATTTCGGTACAGTAACTCAAACAGATGACGAAATTACTGATATGGCAGGTACTTTTACCGCATACAAATATGAACTAAAAGGAAATAGTAGCTTTGAACAAGCTATTACTTCAAGCCGTGAAAACGGAACGACTTTCTTTGAGCAAACATTAAACCTTACACTAAAAAAATTGTCTAAGGAAGATAACAAAGAATTAAAGCTATTAGCATTTGGTAGACCTCACGTTGCTGTTGAAGATTACAACGGAAATGTATTCGTTATGGGTCTTGAACACGGAGCAGAGGTTACAGGAGGTTCAATTTCTACAGGAGCAGCGATGGGAGATTTAAGTGGTTACACTTTAACTCTTGCAGCATCTGAATTAAAACCTGCTAACTTTGTAGATAGTCCAACTGCTGCTGACCCATACGCAGGTATGGCAAGTGCGACTGTAACAGTTACAGAAGGTACAAACTCATAAACCGAGTTTCATTTGATTGAGAAGGGTGGCTATATGCTGCCCTTTTTTATTATAACAAATTCAAAGTTTTTTTATTGTATAAATATGATTGTATTAGAAGAAAGTGCATCAGCACAAACTATTAATTTAATACCAAGAAAGTTTACAAGTGGAACAAGTTACAACGTAACTGTTGTGAATGAAACTACAAATACAGAAGTACATAATGTAGATACTACATCTATAGCAGAACAACTGTATTACAATACTTATACTGCGGTGTTTAATTTAAAAGAAGATGTAAGCTATACGCTAACTATTAAAGAAGGTAGTGAAGTAATACACAAGGATAAAATCTTTTGTACTAATCAAGCTGACTTAACAGATTACACTATCAATAGTGGTGCTTTTATTTCTAACGATACAGATAACGAATTTATTACATTCTAATGGATAATTTACACATAGTTAATTTAGCATCTTACAATAGACCTAAAATCAGCGAGGACAAGAATCGTGATTGGGTTGAGTACGGAGATGACAACGACTACTATTCTTATCTGATAGACCTTTATACTAATTCAACTACAAACCATTCTATTATAAATGGTATTAGTAATATGATTTATGGAAAAGGTCTTGATGCTTTAGATAGTAGCAAAAAGCCTGATGAGTACGCTTCTATGCGTTCTATATTTTCTGATTCTTGTTTAAGAAAAGTAGTACTTGATTTAAAACTATTAGGAGAGGGTTCTTTTCAAGTGTTATATCAAAAAGGAAATGTAGTAAAAGCAGAACACTTCCCAAGACAAACTTTACGTGCAGAGAAATGTAACGAAGATGGACAAATAGAAGCATACTACTACCATCACGATTGGGCAAAAGTAAAACGTAGTGATAAACCTCAACGTATTGCTGCTTTTGGTTTTGGTAACGGTAACGAACCTGAAATTAAAATAGTAAAGAAGTACGTTAGTGGATATGATTACTATTGTCCTGTAGATTATCAAGGTGGATTAGCTTACGCTGAATTAGAAAGCGAAGTAGCAGACTACTTAATTAACGATGTACAAAACGGCTTTAGTGGCACGAAGGTAGTCAACTTTAATAACGGTGTTCCTGATAGAGAAAAGCAAATGCAGATTAAGTCTGATGTGATGCGTAAACTTACAGGAGCAAGAGGCGAAAAAGTAATTATAGCCTTTAACAACAACGCTGAATCTAAAACAACGGTAGACGATATTCCATTAAATGATGCACCTCAACACTATGAGTACTTATCTAATGAGTGTTCAGCTAAACTAATAGTAGCACATAGGGTAACAAGTCCATTACTTTTAGGAATTAGAACAGAAAACAACGGTTTAGGGTCTAATGCAGATGAAATAAAGACCGCTGCACTACTTTTTGACAATATTACTATAAAACCATACCAAGACCTATTAACGGACTGTATGGACGATATTTTGGCGGTTAATGGTATTTCACTTAAACTATACTTTAAGACTTTACAACCTTTAGCGTTTATTGAAACAGACAACGCTATTACTGATGAGGCAAGAGAAGAAGAAACAGGAGTTAAAAACGAATTAACATTATCTAAAGAGTTTGATGATGATAAGATGTTTGACTTGCTTGAAGAATATGGTGAAGATGAAGATTTAGAGAATTGGATATTAGTAGACGAAAGAGAAGTTGACTACGACCAAGAAGAAGCATTAGATAAAATGATTGGATTGGCTTCTACAGGAACTGCAAGACCTAACGCTACAAGCGAACAAGATGGTGAAGTAGAAGATATGAAGTTTAAAGTACGTTATCAATATGCACCTCTTAAAACACAATCTAATAGTAGAGAGTTTTGTAAGAAAATGGTTACTGCTAAAAAAATATACCGTAAAGAAGATATAATGCAAATGAGTACAAGAGCAGTAAATGCAGGATGGGGACTAAACGGTGCAGCTACTTACGATATATGGTTATATAAAGGTGGAGGTGCTTGTCACCATTTCTGGATGCGTAAAACCTATATGGCAGTAGATGTAAAACCTGATGCTACAAACCCAAATGCGGAAATAAGTGTTAACAAGGCAAAGAAAGAAGGTTTTAAACCTGAAACTAATGACCCTAAAGTTGCAAAGCGACCAAAGGATATGCCTAATCAAGGATTCGTAAATAAGTAAGATATGGCAGATGCACTATTCATAACAAGAAAAGATTTAGTAAAGTTTAGTTCTGTCAACGGTAATGTAGATACAGACAAGTTTTTACAGTATATTAAGATATCACAAGATATACATATACAAAACTATTTAGGAACTGACCTTTATAACAAGATTCAAGCTGATATAGAAGGAAGTAGTTTAGCAGGAGACTATTTAAGCCTCGTAAACACACATATAAAGCCTATGCTGATACATTGGGCATTAGTTGAGTACTTACCCTTTGCAGCATATACAATAGCTAATAAAGGCGTATTTAAGCATAGTTCTGAAAATGCTACAAACGTAGAAAAGAACGAGATAGATTTCTTAATAGAAAAAGAAAGAAACGTAGCACAGTATTATACTGATAGATTCATTAACTATATGAGTTTTGAGGCAAGTTCAAAGTTTCCTGAATACTACACAAATAGTAATGATGATGTATATCCTGATAAAGATGCAAGTTTTGAAGGATGGGTACTATAAGATATAAACCAAAACAGGAAAATGTAAATAAGTTAAAACAGTATTTAGCTTATATAACAAAAACCAAAAAAAGTAATTGTATTAAATATGGCAAACATTGAAGATTGGTACGGAAGAAATTCTATCGGATGGGGAGAATCATACGACTCTTCTTGGTTCGGTAATACAAATGAACCAAATAGTTGGGGGATTATATATCCTTTTAACGCTGATGGTAGTTTAATACTTGCAGACACCAATTTAATTAGTGCAGATACAACACAATATAAAGCAGACGCAACACAATTTTAAAAAATGGCTAAACAAACAATAAATATTGGGACAACCGCAAATGATGGTACAGGAGACCCATTAAGAACAGCATTTGACAAGGTCAACGACAACTTTACAGAACTGTATTCAGACGATGCAGGAGATGTAGGTAGTGTAGATGGAGGTACAGGATTAGAAGTTGATACTACTACAGGAGATGTAACAGTAAGTGTTTCTGACAATGGAATAGACCACGCACAATTATCTAACTCTTATACAGCATTATCAGCTTTAGGTACAGGTTCTTCATTTGCAATTAACTTTGATGCAGCAGCAACCTTTACAGCAACAGCAAACGCAGCAGCGACTCTAACAATGAGTAATGCACAACAAGGTCAAGTAGTAGATATTATATTAGATGGAAACTACGCTATTACTTTAGCAGAAACAGGTTCTACGTTTAACAAGGTAGGTAGCACAAACTATGATGGCTCAACAAATAACGTAATACAAATTATTTGTACAGACGATTCAGCAGGTGCAAAAGTTTATCACTATGCAGTAGCACCTTACACTTCAAGCACAACAGTATAATAATAAGATATGAAAGCAATACAAATAGACGGAGCAATAAAAAGATACACTACTATTCCAAAGGCTTGGGGTAATGTTATTGGTGGATTTGATTTACTATCTTCTTCCGATTGGGAGGAAGCAGGATTCTACGATGTAGTAACACCTGATTACGATTCAGCAACTCAAAATTTAGGAGACCTTGAGTGGGATGCAGATAGTAGTACTTTTACTTACCCTGTAATTAATAAGACTTGGACACAAACAGTAGCTGAACTAAAAGAAGCTAAAATAGCAAACCTTAAAAGTATTTACAACAGAAAATTAGCAGAGACAGATTGGTACATTATTAGAGCATCAGAAGGTGGCACAGCAACGCCTCAATCTATATTAGACGATAGAGCAGCTTTAAGAACTGAATGTGGAACTAAAGAAGCAGAGATTAATGCTAAAACAACTAAAGCAGCAGTTGTCTCTTATTCTTTACCAAATCTTGACTAATGGGATTTAATAAAAAATTCTTTACAACAGGAGGTATTGTAGCCTCAAGTCCTGCAGCAGTTGACCCTTTACAAAACTTTGAAACTGTAACCTATACAGGAAACGGAAGTACTCAAAAGATAACAGGGTATATAAGAAAGGGTGCTGCTTTTAATGGGAGTAGTAGTTATATTACAACCTCTTTAGATTTTAATACTCT